TGGACGGCCAAGCAGGAAGTCAGCGTTGATGTGTATCAGCGGATCAGCATCACACAGGCGCTAGAAGCCGCGCAAACCAGAGTGCTAGAGAATGCAAAAAACGATCTATACATCAGCCGAAGAGCAGACATTGATGACGCGGTTGTGGTCACCCGCGATAGCGAACGATCCTGAAGCGTTTGTACTGTTCGCGTTTCCTTGGGGTCAGCCCAACACACCGTTAGCTAAGTTCAGCGGACCGCGCAAGTGGCAGCGCGAGATACTGCGTGACATTACTAAGCACATCAAAGTCAACGAAGGCAAGGTCAACATGGACACGCTACGCGAGGCGGTGTCCAGCGGACGGGGTATCGGTAAATCGGCGTTAGTTAGTTGGCTGATCCTGTGGATGCTGTCCACACGGATCGGCTCGACGGTCATTGTTAGTGCGAACAGCGAGGCGCAGTTGCGCTCCGTCACCTGGGGCGAACTGACCAAGTGGCAAGCGATGATTATCAACTCCCATTGGTGGGAGATCAGCGCGACTAAAATTGTACCGGCGCAATGGCTGACCGAACTGGTCGAGCGCGACTTAAAGAAAGGTACGCGCTACTGGGCGGCAGAGGGCAAACTCTGGTCAGAAGAAAATCCAGACGCCTACGCGGGGGTACACAACCACGACGGGATGATGTTGATCTTTGACGAGGCGTCAGGTATCGCCGACGCAATCTGGTCAGTCGGTGCGGGCTTCTTTACAGAGAACATTCTGGACCGCTACTGGTTTGCGTTTAGCAACCCACGGCGTAACAGCGGGTACTTCTTTGAGACGTTTAATAGTAAGCGTGACTTCTGGCAGACGCGCCAGATAGATGCGCGCACGGTCGAGGGGACGGACAAGCAGGTCTACGAGCAGATCATCGCGGAGTATGGCGAGGATTCGATCCAGGCGCGCGTAGAGGTGTACGGTGACTTTCCAAGCGCGGGTGAGGATCAGTTCATCTCGCCGATGATCGTCGAGGACGCATTCAAGCGACCCAAGTACAAAGACGAGACAGCGCCTATAGTAATAGGGGTCGATCCGGCAAGGGGTGGTCTGGACTCAACCGTGATTGTCGTCAGACGCGGACGTGACATTGTAGCGATCAAGCGGTACAAGGGTGAAGATACGATGTCGATTGTCGGTCGTGTGATTGACGCGATTGACGAGTTTAAACCAACGTTAACTGTAATAGACGAAGGTGGTTTGGGTTACGGAATACTTGACAGACTAACCGAGCAACGGTATAAGGTGCGAGGGGTAAACTTTGGCTGGAAAGCCAAGAACCCCGTAATGTGGGGCAACAAGCGGGCTGAGATGTGGGGCGCGATGCGCGAGTGGTTAAAGACCGCCAGCATCCCGCAAGACAAGATGCTCAAGGATGATTTGGTTGGGCCGATGAAAAAGCCCAACTCAGCGGGTACGATCTTTCTGGAAGGCAAGAAAGAAATGAAGTCTAGAGGGTTGGCATCACCTGACGCAGCCGACGCGCTGGCGGTGACCTTTGCTTATCCTGTAGCGCACCGTGAGTACACAGAAAAAGCGCGTACGATTGTTTCCAATAGGGCTACAATGTCTGGATCTTGGATGGGTGCATAGTGCCTAGCCTTTTTTTAGGTTTGTTTTTTAAATTAGTTAATATGCTTAAAAAGTCTGCCTCGCCCAAAGCGTTCAAAGAGAACGTAAAGACTGAAGTTAAGGCCGGTAAGCCGGTCAAACAAGCAGTCGCAATTGCATACGCAACTAAACGAGCGGCGGCAAAGAAATGAAGCCCGGACTCTACGCTAATATTCACGCCAAGCAGGAACGTATTAAAGCGGGTTCTGGCGAGAAGATGAACAAGGTTGGCAGTAAAAACGCCCCAACCGCTAAAGACTTTAAAGAGTCTGCGAAGACTGCTAAGAAGAAGTAGATGCCGGCAAACAAGTTAGCTCCTAAAGCAAAGAATGCACTTGTGCAAGATCCGCTACAGGAACTGCTAACGAAAACTGCCGCCTATCCGCAGTACGGCGACCTAACAAGTTTTTTAAATTCTAGGCAAATGATGCCAGAAATTAAACAAGAATATATGGGGACGCACAGGGGAGAATTTACTTACGCCAACCCTGTTTTTGGCGACCCAAATTTTCCTGCAACGGGTAGGGTTTCTCTAAACTACAACGCCGAACCAAGTACCGTTGTTCACGAATTAACTCATGCCGCTGACAGGCAGATGAGTAATTTGTATTTTGAAATATCGGACAAACTACGCCGGCGCGAAAAATTAAGCCCGCTAGAAAAACAATTTTTAGACGGGTATCAAAAAATTTCTTTTGGTGAAAGCAGAGAAAAAATGGCCGCGCAATTAGCTCCAGAATGGGCTAAAGAAAAAGCTAACTACCGCGCCAGCAAACCAGAGTTGGCAGGTTTTGGAATGGGCAGTACAATCCAACGAAACGAGCACTATCCTGCACCCGCGCACGTTGATCCAACAATGGCTACAGAATTTTCAATCATGTTAGATTTGGCGCAGCGCGCGCAAGCTAAAGTGGGTAAGAAGTGAAAAAAGGCGTATCATTATCCGTCGGACGCGGCGAGAAGTTGCCGGTTAGCAAGGGTGCTGGCCTGACCGAAAAGGGGCGCGAAAAGTACAATCGGGAAACTGGTAGTAATTTGAAAGCACCAGCGCCCAATCCCAAGACAGAAGCGGATAAAGGCAGGAAGTCTAGCTTTTGCGCTAGAATGGAAGGGGTTGTAGCCCACGCCAAAGGCGATGCCGAGCGGGCTAAGGCGTCACTTAAACGCTGGAAGTGTTAATGGCTGACTACACCGGAATTAACGCTGTTGGCAACGTCGCACTGGGTGGTAAACCACTAAAGAGCGACTCGGATGTGTTGTCAACAGCGCGGGATCGCCTGTCGATGGCGATCTCGGCGTATTCCGAGTCGCGCGAAGACGAGCTAGACGACTTGCGGTTTTACGCCGGTAGCCCTGACAACCAATGGCAGTGGCCCGCAGATGTGCTGGCGACCCGTGGTGCGGTGCAGGGTCAGACGATTAACGCGCGGCCATGCTTGACAATTAATAAGCTGCCGCAGCACGTACACCAGATTACGAACGATCAGCGCCAGAATCGGCCTAGCGTTAAGGTCATTCCGGTTGATGACAACGCTGACGTTGAGGTTGCCGAGATTTTCAACGGCATGATCCGGCATATTGAGTACATCTCAGATGCAGATGTGGCGTATGACACGGCCTGTGAGAACCAGGTTGCGTATGGCGAGGGTTATATTCGGATTCTGACCGAGTATTGCGACGACGATACGTTTGACCAAGACATTAAGATTGCCCGCGTCAGGAACAGCTTCTCGGTCTACATGGATCCGCTGATTCAAGACCCGTGCGGCAGTGATGCCGAGTGGTGTTTTATCACTGAGGACTTGTCTAAAGCCGAATACGCACGGTTGTTTCCTAACGCATCGCCCTTGTCTACGCTTGAGACGCTGGGTGTAGGGGATCAGAACCTGAGTCAGTGGCTAAATACCGATACGATCCGGATTGCTGAGTATTTTTATTGCGAATACGACACGCAGACGTTGAATTTGTATCCAGGTAATGTGACTGCGTTCCAAGGGACGCCGGAAGACAAAGAGTTGCGGGCGATTTACGGTAAACCGAAGAAGTCACGCCAAGCGGATCGCAAGAAGATTTGCTGGACGAAGATAAACGGCTACGAAATCCTTGAAAAGCAAGAATGGGCCGGTAGTTGCATCCCTGTTGTGAGGGTGATTGGTAACGAATACGAGGTTGAGGGCCGCATTTACATCAGTGGGCTGGTGCGTAACGCAAAAGATGCCCAACGGATGTACAACTATTGGACTAGCCAAGAGGCAGAGATGCTGGCGCTGGCTCCAAAGGCCCCGTTTATTGGGTATGGCGGTCAGTTTGAGGGGTATGAGACCCAGTGGAAGACCGCCAATACGAATAACTGGCCTTATTTGGAGGTCAACCCGGATGTAACGGACGGTCAGGGCGCGATATTGCCGTTGCCCCAACGTGCGCAGCCGCCTATGGCCTCATCTGGCCTGTTGCAAGCCAAAGTTGGTGCTTCCGAGGACATTAAGTCTGCAACCGGGCAGTACAACGCCTCGTTGGGGATGACTTCCAACGAACGATCTGGCAGGGCTATTTTGGCCCGCCAGCGTGAGGGTGATGTTGGCACTTACCACTACCAAGACAACCTAGCACGGGCTGTACGGTACGTTGGTCGGCAGTTGGTGGACATGATTCCCAAGATTTACGACACTCAGCGCATCGCCCGCATTATCGGGATTGATGGCGAGACGAAGATGGTCAAGATTGACCCGACTCAGGCCGAACCAGTGCGTAAGATCCAGAACCAAGAAGGGATTGTGATCGACAAGATTTACAACCCGTCTGTTGGTAAGTACGACGTAGTGGTTGCGACTGGTCCGGGCTATGCCACCAAACGCCAAGAGGCGTTGGAAGCGATGGCGCAGTTACTGCAAGGCAACCCACAACTTTGGTCAGTCGCTGGCGACTTGTTTGTCAAGAACATGGATTGGCCTGGTGCTCAGGAAATGGCAAAGCGGTTTGCCAAGACGATTGATCCCAAGCTCATGGGTGATGCCGAGGACAATCCTGAACTGCAAGCAGCGAATCAGCAGATGCAAGCGATGGCGGCAGAACTGGATCAAATGCACCAGATGCTGCAAAATGTCGGCAAGTCGATGGAAGCGCAGGACATGGAGCGCAAGGACTTTGAGGCGCAGATTAAGGCGTATCAGGCTGAGACGCAGCGTATTAGTGCTGTTCAGGCGGGTATGTCCGAAGAACAGATTCAAGACATTGCGATGGGCGTGGTCGCTGCGGCTATGGAGTCGCAGAGTTTGATGATGCCAGAGATGCGCGAAGAACCAGCACCAATGGATATGATGCCTGAGCAAGGAATGATACAATGAAGTGCGCGGATTTTGTAGGGCTTTTGTTCTTGGCGCGGGATGTGGCGCATAGCGTCCATCTAAACACGCGCAGCTACAGCAAGCACAAGGCGCTCGGTCATTTTTACGAACTGATTGTTGAAGCGGCAGATGACTTTGCCGAGGCCTACCAAGGGCGGCACGGGTTGATTGGGCCAATTACGCTGATGACAGCCAAGAAAACGACTAACATTGTTGAGTTTCTGGAAGAACAGTTGAAAGAAATTGAAGGTTGCCGATACGAAATTGTTGACAAGACGGACATGTCTCTGCAACAGTTGATTGATAATATTATTGAAATATACTTACGCGCTTTGTATCGCTTGCGGTTTTTGGCGTAAAAGGAACCTAGAGTAATGGCTAACACCAAGATTTCTCAGCTACCCGCAGCAACGACCCCGCTAACGGGTACAGAGCTCGTTCCGATTGTCCAGAACGGCGTAACTGTTAATGTTACGGCCCAGAACCTTAACGGTGGTGGCTCGGGCGGTGGGGCTGTTACGCAGGTTTCTACTGGCACGGGGCTTACGGGTGGCCCGATTACTACGTTTGGCACGATTTCGATTGCCAATACAGCGGTAACTCCCGGTACCTACACCAACCCAAGTGTTACGGTCAACGCGCAAGGCCAAGTTACGGCAGCATCGTCTGGTTCAACGCCGGTAACGAGCGTATCTGGTACGGCCAACGAGATCACCTCATCTGGCGGCACAACCCCCACGCTGTCTTTGCCTAGTGCTCTTACCTTTACTGGCAAGACGGTTACTGGCGGTATTTACACCGGGGCCACGGTAGAGAACACGCCGATTGGTGGTACGACCCCTGCCGCTGGTACGTTCACAACGATGAACACCACAAGCGGCAACATTACGTCCGCTCCAACAACGACCAACAGCATTGTCAACAAGGCGTATGCTGATGCGGTTGCCACTGGATTGACGTTTCATGCAAACTGCAACCTAGCGACCACTACGGCTCTGCCGACCTGCACTTACAACAACGGCACGTCTGGCGTTGGTGCAACGCTCACCGCAACGGCTAACGGGCTGTTGACGGTTGACTCTGTTAGCGCGGTTCTTGGTTACCGTATTCTGGTCAAGGACCAGGCTTCGCAGGTGCAAAACGGCATCTATACAGTCACTCAAGTTGGCAGTGGTTCCCTGCCATTTATTCTTACCCGTGCGACAGACTACAACACGCCGGGGACGACTTACCTTAATGTTGACGCTGGCGACTTCACGCTGATCTTAGCTGGCACGGTAAACGCAGGGACTTCTTGGGTTCAGACAGTGTTGCCTCCGATTACGATTGGCAGCACTGGGCTTAACTTTGCCCAGTTTGGATCTGGAACGGTTCTCTACTCGGCGAGCACTGGGCTTAATCTATCAGGCACCAACGAGTTCAGCATCGCCAACACTGGTGTGTCCTCGGCAACTTATGGTTCTGCCTCTGCCGTACCGCAGATTGGCGTAAACGCTCAGGGCCAGATCACTAGCGCATCTAATACGAATATCGCGATTAGCGGGTCTCAAGTTACCTCTGGGTCTGTTGCGATTAATCGTGGTGGCACTGGGCAAACCACGCAAGCCGCTGGATTTAATGCCTTGTCGCCAATTACGACGCTTGGCGATTTGATTGTCGGCACCGGAACCAATACAGCCGCACGGCTTGGGATTGGGTCTAAAGATCAGGTGTTGACGGTCAGCGGCGGCACGGCAACTTGGGCAACCCCAAGCGGTGCAACCACTCCTGGTGGCAACAATACGCAGTTTCAGTACAACAAAGGTGGTATTTTAGGCGGTTTGCCTAATTTGACAACTGACGGAACGAATACGCAGCTTAATAATTCGTCTGCGCTGCGGTTTTCAAATGCAACAACAAATTACGTTGCGTTCAAGGCTCCGGTTTCATTGTCGGCAAATACCACTTGGACGCTGCCCGGCACAGACGGAACGCCGGGCCAGACAATTGTTACCAACGGCTCGGGAACGCTCTCATGGGCTGCTAGCGGCGGCGGTTCACCTGGTGGATCAACCACGCAAATCCAGTACAACAACGCAGGTGCTTTTGGTGGCGCTTCAACGTTTACCTACGACGGCACAAACGTGCAGCTAGGGGCTACTGGCGCTCTGCGGTTTGCAGACTCCGATAGCAGCAATTATGTGGCGTTCAAGGCTCCAACCATTGTTGGGTCAAATGTAACTTGGACTTTGCCCAATACAGATGGAACTGCGGGACAAGTTTTGATCACCAATGGTTCTGGCGTTCTTTCTTGGGCCACTCCCACTCTGACGCCATCTGCGCCAACAAACAACACGCTGCCGGTCGTTACCGGAACACCGACAGTCGGTGAAACGCTACAAAGCACAACGGGAACGTGGTCCGGTTACCCAGCTCCAAACTTTTCGTACCAATGGGTTCGCGGCGCATCAACTGACATTGTTGGGGCTACGTCTGCAAATTATCAATTGACGGATGCAGAATTTAACACGACTGTCAAATGCAGAGTCACGGCAACTAACGTAGCTGGTAGTGCAAACGCAACATCGGCACCCACAGCTACAATTGCAGCAGGGCCTCCGCAGGCACCTACAGGCGTTACGGCTGTCCCCGGTAACACTCAAGCCACCGTTTCGTTTACCGCGCCCGCTATTACAGGCGGGTCGCCTATTACTGGCTACACGGTGACATCTAACCCTCCCGGGTTTACTGCTACAGGCTCCGCGTCACCTCTTACTGTAACTGGCCTGACTAACGGCACTTCTTACACGTTTACAGTTACAGCAACCAACGCAATTGGCACTGGCCCAGCGGGAGGTCCTAGCTCACCTGTCATTCCGGTTGAAACATTCCCGGTTCAATACTTAGTTGTTGCTGGAGGCGGCGCGACTGCACCGCAAGGTGGTGGCGGTGGTGCTGGTGGATTATTAACTAATACTGGGTTTGTTGTAACTCCTGGTACAAATTACACAACAACCGTAGGCGCTGGC